ATTCGTCGTAAAACATTAATAAGAAGGATAGAATATCAAATAATGATAGCATACTAATCAGACTTTGTAAAGTAGGTGTCGTTACCCGCCCTTGCTGCTCGTCTGATTGTTTCTTCTACCTTACTTATAAGGTCAAGTCCTGCCTGTCTATTCTCCTGCATATGCTTCATTGCTTGTGCTGATCTATCTTCTCTTACCAGTTCTTCGACGTAATCGTCTAAATGCTTTGCAAGAATGCTTTTTAAGAATTGTGCTTCCTGCTTGGTTACTGACATATGGTGTTGTGTCATGTGTGTTAATTGAAATCTACAATCAATTCAAGTATATCTCAGATCCATCAATATCGACGTTGCCACTGGCATCCATCTTGATGTTTCCTGATACATTTAATTTATATGAATTATTATCAGGTTCGGAGATCATTGCAAGGAATGCACCTCCTTTTGTGCATGATACATTGTTACCATCTACTTGTGTTTTCATCTTACCACCCACATTAGTGAGTAAGTTACCATCAACCTTCTCGTACCTGCACCTTGCAGCACGTGTACGAATATCTCCATCACTGCTGACAGAGAATGTAGATGACTCTTTTAATATCTTGACTTCATAATTACCCTTTACGTTCTCTTTTATAGAACCGCCTTCACTCAAATCATTTTCCAAGAACACTGTCTTGTTTGTGTAGGCATTGGATTGCAACTTCATTTCATTCTTGGCTTGTATTGCCATGTTTTCATCTGATTGAATAGTGCATACACCACCAACTTGCATCTGGTAGTTACCATTCACTCGATCAAATCTGTCACCTTCTATTTCACTGTGCATATTTCCTTCAACATATAGATTAACGTCACCAATAATATGCAATGCCATGCGGTCAGAATTTACATCCTTACCAACTTTTATAACAAGATTATGGTCTGATAAGATATATGTATCATTATAAGAAACTAGGTTGTTGTTTTGTTTCTCATCTATGTTAAGAAAGTTACCATTTGCATTGAGCAAACGTATGTATTCTCCATCCTCGGTATTGTTCATCTCGAACATATGACCCGCAGATGTTGCTTGCACCCAGTTGTATGGATATTGTATTTTTACATCAGGTGCTTCGTTTGGATTGTCCGTGCCACCTGTAAAGGGATTAATTGCCATCAGTATCCACCTCCGTATGGAGAACTAGGAGAGCTTGGTGCACTTGGAGCAGATGGAGCACTTGGAGCACTTGGTGCTGAGGGAGTCGATGGAGTAGAAGGTGCACTTGGAGCAGATGGTGTGGTAGGTGTAGATGGAGTAACAGGTGTGGATACTGGATCTGCAACTGTCGGAGTTGACACCACTGTATCTGCACTATCTGTTGTAGTTGAAGTATCTTGAGTATTTACTAAATTAAATCCTGTATCAAGTGATGCAACTTCTTCATCTTCTATCATAGATTTTATCATAGGATGACCCACACAGTCAATATATTGTGTCAATGGTAAAACATTAATCTCCTTGATCTCTCTAGGACTTGTATATGTGTATACTGTGCTTAAAGATGCTCCTGTTCCAGTTCCACCTCTAGATCTCTCTTCAATAATAGGTTTTACAAAACCTAATACTGCCTCAGTCACATTTGTTGTAACGATTCTACCTTGTGAATCTGTTGTTGCGTCTCCAATTTGTCTCTTCTTGTCTCCTATACCTATTGTAATTATTGGATCAATATAGTTTTTACCAACATTAGTTACACTAACGTCTTCTAACTTAGGAATAATGTCACTACATTTAGAATAAATTGCCTTTGCATTTGGTGGTATCACCAGTGTTGGGAATTTATTTGTAAAGTTCAATATAAACTCATGTCCAGATTTTGTCCTGACAGGTAAACCAACAGTTAAGTTCGGATTAAATGAGGGATCTATTGTAGCAATTAATATATTGTCTTCATCATACTCTGTATCTACCACTTGTAATATGTCAGGATTACCTGTGGTAATTTGCTCTATATACTCACCATCATTGACATGTTCTTGTAGTCCTACTTTATTAACTAAGATACCATATTGTTCTTTAGGGCAGAAAGTATCAGCAGGATCAAATCCATATCCTATGCCAGGATTAATTACTTCAATAGAATCTACCTGACCATTTACAATGTTAGGTTTGAACTGAGCACCACTACCTTCTGGTTCGTTACATGAAAACTGTGCTCTAACTTGTGCTTCTAAACCAACACCAGATCCCTTTTTCTGCATGAATACACCAAGAATCTGTCCTATATCGTCAATAATAGGTAGTGCTTTGATAGGACTAGTTGACTTTAGATTATCCCATACCATTTCTGGGAAGCAAGGTTTCTTGTTTAGTATAGAATTAGAACAATTGACTGCTGAACTTGCTATATTACCCGCAGAGTCGTAGAAGTTAATACCTTCAAATTTCTCAAGAGGTCCTCGTGTATCAAATGCTTTAGATGTTAAACCAGTCGCAATACCAGCTGCACTATTGAGATCAACAAGTGCACCACTAGCAGTATTGAATATTTTCTTTACGCCATTACGGTCAATAGCAGGAACAAATCCATTCTTAGGTATGCCATTACCTATGATTGATATAGCATTTGGTGGTTTGACTGCATACTGTGCGATTTGTTTTGCTGTTGCATCATTACCTTTTGCCTTCGCACCAATACCTGTCTCAAATACAGATGCACCAATAGCACATGATAAAGCACCATCACAGAATAGATCTATAAAATCTCCAACTTTGTTGAGTAAGTTTTGTATTTTATCTCTTGCACCTTTAATAGCACCTGTCACACCCTTCAATATACCTAGTGCACCTTGTATACTATCCATCAATTTTTTCATGATGTCACCAAGCATATTCTGAATAAGACATAGTGCGGTGTCTAATACGTTTTCTACTAGATCACTAAGCATACCTTTGATAAAGTCACCTAGTTCTCCTATCATTTGTTTGAATAGACATGATACAAGATCACCAACATCTTTTAATTGTGTTCTGACTGCAACATCTAATTCTGGATCTGGAATACTTAGATTGGCAAGTCCTTCCTTTACAAGTTTGTTAGTCTCCTCCATGACCACGCCCTTGATGTTAGCAGTAATTCCTGTAAGTTTTTTCTGTATGCGTTGTGATACTATATTGATTTCATATTCTAGGTCAACAACCTTACCAGTTGCCTTATCAATAAACTCATCTATATCATTCTTCTCTATGCCACGAGCAAACTTCATGAACTCTGCCATGGGTGCTTCTAATTTAGTTGCAGTTTCTGCTCCACACTTACCATTACCAACTTGGACTGTAACCTTTTGTTTTTCTGTTGCTGCTTTTTGTTTTTCACTCTCTCCCTTTGCAGGTCCTCTTTCATTCTTATCATCTACAGTTCCTTCTTCATGTTTATGTCCATCGTTTTTAGTAGCTGCTTCATCTACACCAGTTTCTTCATTTTTCTGTATTGTACTACCAGTGTTTGCAGCAGAACTACCGTCTTCACCATGATCTCTTACAGAGTATGTTGGAGTTGTTAATTGTGCAAATCCTTCTTCTCTACCACCTTCTACTCCATAACCACCACTAGGATTTTCGTCAGTAATACTTCCCATAACAATAGGAATTTGTGCTGACGTTCCATCCATAAAGAATCCAACAACCCAACTATTGACATGTAATTGATGTATGGATCCAACACCAGAACGTTGTGAATATATTGGGGGCATCAATACCTGTGCCCATGGTAAGTCTTGTGTTGGTAACTCCTTTCTATTAGGATTGTGATATCCTACAATTCTAACCTTTACTTTGTTTGTCCAGTCGTAATCACTATAATCAAAATCTCCTAAACCATCTTCTAATTCAGAGTTCCAAAACTTGTTGCCATCATTCTCCACCTGTCCAACCCACCAGTTGAACCCTTCTCTACCTATAAAATTAGCGACATTCTCATTCATAATTCTGTCTCTTCCTCTTCTGCACCATCGGAGTCGGTGTATAGTGTTGCTCTGGTTGTCATCTTATCTTCACTACTTTTAAATGTTCTCTCTATTCTACCAATAACATATTTACCAGAATTTGCATAATCTTGTTCTCTATCACTTGTACCTTTGTAGATATCTAATTGCACAACCTCTCCTATTTCTAGTGAGTAATCTGAAACAAATTCTACCACAACTTTCTTATTGTAAAATAATTTTTCCCTAAGACTAGATTGTGATAGTTGTTTTGTAAATCCCTGTGTATACTTTCCAGAGGTAAACAATGCAGAGTCTGATATCTTAGACATGATTCTAGTATATGTCCTGTTATTTTCAAACCCACTGAAGAAGTCAGGTGTGTTATTAGAGTTCATAAGACTAACATCTTGATAATATTTATTGATGTTGAAAGGATATTCTTGGTATCTCATGTTCTTTAAATCTAGAGTCATAACATTACTTGAATATGATCCTAAATTTAGTCCTGCAAGTAAGTCAACCGATGATTCAATTGTTAATCTATCAATTGCAAGTATACCTTTATCATCTTCTTCCTCTAACTCCTCACCTTCATGTCCTATGACCATTCTTATTACAGATGGTTTAGTAGCGAAAGAGTCATATGATACAAAATTATAACCTGATCTTGTCTCATAAAAAGCATATCCTGCAGTTGCTGCCTTACCACTACCCTTCGTAGCTGGTATTGCTCTTGATGCTAACCATCTTATTGCTGTAAATGGATTCCAGTATGGTGATACAAATGAAAAAGTATTAACACATGGTTCAAAATTTATACATCTCTCTTTGGTAACTCCTAGCAAGTCTTCTAGTATTTCTTTTCTAACAATATCATGTATTTTCTTTCCTGCACCTTTACCAAATCTACGTGATACTTTGTTGCCCGCGTTGTTTAAAAAATCCGTCCGACATAACATTAGCACTGCCGAGGACTTACCACCTACGTTTCTCCTATCCTGTATATCATATACAACAAAATCACCACCAATCTCTGTTGCGTTATCAGCATCTGCTATACGAATGAACACATTCTCCATACCTTGTAGTTCTGATAAAAAACCAGTCTCACTATCTGTTACTTGTATCTCCATGAGAGTAGTAGCAGACATGATATCCTCAGTGTATCTGACATACAATACCTGATTAACTCCAATGGGAGGATAATCCGCAATGAAGAAATCTACTAGTTGAAAATTAGACTGTGTATTGACTGTTGACATTAGAATTGCGAAGTGGTGTTGTATACATCAATGTAAGGTGATCCTTTGATTTTAGGATTAGCAAGTGCACCACCCTCTGCTTGCTGTGGTGGTGGACTCTTAGATGCTGCTGCTATCGCTGCACCTGTGCCAGATGCAAGATCAAGTTGCTTCTGAGTCTTTTCATCAGCAACATCTCTGTTTGCTTGTATAGTTTTATCTGTAAGTTCTGTTAAGTTTGTAGTCTGTTCTTTATTGAACACTCTCTTCATTATAGGATTGTTCTTCATCATGAACTTTGCCATCATACCCACAGGTGTCATACCAAATGCTTTACCAGCTATACCCTTGATATTTTTAAATGTCTTACTCTGTGAAATATTCTGCACACCTTTGAACAATTTGTTTCCTGCATTGAATGCCATGCCCATAGGTGTCATGTTGAATAGTTTCCTAGCAAGACTCTTACGTTTCTTGATAGGTTGCATCGCTCTCTCACCTGTTTTAGGATCACCAAGTCCTATACCATCAGCAGTTCCTGTATACGGTGCACGTCTTCCGTATGATGGATCTCCAGCTGCACCTGGTAATAAGTTTTGTTGTGGTGATGAACCTGGTAATTGTGGTTGATCTCCACCACCAGATGAATCTCCACCACCAGTTTTACCACGAATAAATTGAAGTGCTCTTCCTAAAAGACCACCAAGAATACTCCCTCCTTTATTATCTTCTTTCTTATCGTTATCTTCCTCATCATTAGCAACTTCAGAACTAGCAGCACCTAACTTGAATGACTGAGATATCTTAGATATATTCCTGTTCATTAACTTAGACGCTTCCTTACTTGGTGCAGGAATCTTCTCTAATAAATCTGTCATTGCAACAGCAGCAGACTTAGCAGGAAGTGCTAGGGCATCCATGAATGCCTTCTTCATCTTAGGATCTATATCAAACTCATCTTTTATATCTTTTTTTACTTTCTTTGCTTTATCTTTTTCACTCAACCCTACCTTTTCTAATGATTCTACTTTAGGTCCTTTGCCTGGCAACAAACCTCCTGTAATAGGACTTCTATAGGTTGGATTTCTTGAATCTATATCTGCCTGTACCTCTGCAAGTGTCTTAAATTTCTTTGGTCTTCCTCTTCTCTTTTTAGTAATAGCTGTTGATTTTACTGGATTTGGAACAAGATCAGTTTTTGGTTGTGCCTTTGGTTTTACTATAGGTTCTGATCCTAAATTCGTAGCTTTTACGTCAACAGTTTGTTCAGACGCAGGAACACCCATTGCACTACGAACTGCATTAGGATTGCTAATAAAATTACCAATCCCCTTTCCTATATTCTTCATAGAATTTGGAACTTTCATTTAATTAAAGACGTACTTGAATGCCCCTTTACCTTGAGGATCTATTACTGTGTGTTGTTTAGTCCACCACTCGTTGAATTCTGGACTACCTAGTGGCATGGTAGCTGGTCTGTCAACATAAACAATTTGTACACCGCCAGGTAACACTGCACCTTTTGTCATACCACCTTCACCACCAGTTCCAACGTTGACTGGTTCATTATTTAGAGTTGATACTGACTCTGGCATGGTGCCAGGTGCAGTAATACTTGCAGTATCTTTCTTCTGAGCAGGAGAAGTAGAACCTGATGATGGTGCACCAACAGGATCATCAAGATTAGGAATCCACTTGTTTTTGCCAGGTCTCAACCATTTATCATTTGGTTCATTGTTATAGAAATCAAAGTGAACTGGATCTTTCTCACCTTGCCACTGGAAACCAAACTTCTTACCCTTCTCTCTCATCCACTCGTTTGCTTTTGAGTAGTAGTCAATATCAATTGCCCAACCTTGACCATGTGGTGACTGTCCTACAGGTGCAGGATTTATGGCATTTTCATCGCCCGCGTCAGCTGCGTCTATCAATGCTTGTTGTTGTTCTGGACTTCTATATGAAGATGTCACACTCATAGGCAAGTTGACACCATCTTTTGCTGCAGCGTTAACTGCTTTTTTCCATGCTTTCTCAGTAGATGGGTTTAATATAATAGGTCTACCATACATGTCTTTTGCAGGATCAGGTGCTTGAACACCAGACTGTTGTTGTTCTGCTTGCTTTTGACCTGGCAATACGCCCATATCTTTCGCAGCAAGTGCAGCATCAAGTCCTACTGATACCGCAGTTCCCACGCCAGGTATTGTAGATGCTATACCAGATGCTGCTTCTAGCATTGCACCTTTGAAATCACCCGCCATCAATCGTTGTCCTGCAAACAATAGTCCTGCACCCATACCAACGAAAGGTATTTTCTTCAATAATCCTTTACCTAGTGCTTTTGCACCCACCTTTGCTATTGCTTTACCACCTACCTTAGCAGCAATCTTCTTAGCACCTTTCTTAAGTAGTGCTTTTCCTGCCTTACTTGCACCTTTGACTAATTTTGCACCAGATTTAGCGACTTTAGTTACACCTTTTGCTGCCTTCTTACCACCAGATACTATATTTCTTACCTTTTTGCCTAACTTTAAATTTTTAAATCGCTTACCTAACTTTAATTTTTTACCTAATTTCTTGACATTATCAAAACTCTTTTTCAATGAAAGTAAATTAAAACCACCGCCACCAGCTTTCTTTCCACCTTCTTTTGCTTCTGCTTTCTTTATGGGTGCACCAGTAGCAGTCTTACCTTTACCACGCCACCATGCAAGAGGTGCTTTCAATCCTATTGTCTTCTGTGGTTTTGGTGTCTCAGCTATGCCAAAGAATGCCTTTAGTTTATTTGCTTCTGCTACTACACTTGCTCTTGCAGGGGATGGAGGTAGTGTTTTTAAAAATCCAAGAGACGAACTTATGATTAATGCTGCACCATGTTTATATACTTCTTCTACTGACTCTCCGTAGTTCTTGACAGGAGTTACTATCTCAGGTTCTTTCTCACCGACCTTGGCAATAGTTTCTCTCTTTACGAAACCACCCTTTGCAAGTGCAACCTCTGGTTTCTTTTCATATGGTAAACTTCTCTGTTGTGCTATTTCTTTTATTGATCTTACTACTACCTCTTCATATTTTTCTTCGTCCTCTGGTCTCTCTATAGGTTCTGTTGTTCCATATGATCTATCTGCAGCATCCACAGGTATGGGTGCTATAGCAGGAATTAACTTAACCTCATCTGTTTTTGTGATAGCACCAGCTACTCCAGACGCAAGATTTGTTGCTGCCTTCTTGAAAAAATTAAGTACTTTAGTAGTGTCCATTAGGATCTGCGTTGTTCCTCAGCGATGCGATCTCTCTCTTTTTGAAGATGAGCTGCTAACATATTCACATATGCCTCACGTTCCCAAGGCATCATATTTTCAACATCTGTCAAGCTATATTTATGGTGTTGTACCAGAGAAAAATTAGTTTGATAGAACTGCATGATGCCCTCATGAAAGAGGGCTATGCGAAAAAATCAGATAATCCTTCTAATACAACCTCATTTACAACCTTAGTCTTGGGGTTTTTGACCTTCAATACATGCCTTAAACTTGGCATTGTCTCAAAAAAATCTTGTATGCCATCAAATTGTGAGTTAGTTAATCCCTCTACCCATGCTCTAGACTCCTCGACAGAATCAGGAGAGTAGTCATCTTCTCCAACGTATACACGTTTGATACACTTAGCAACTAACTCATATGGATCTGGATCTTCACCTATAAAATTAATTTTAGTGAAGTATTCTAAATCAGGATACTTCATCTCGACAGTAAGTTCATCAGATAATTTAATAATATTAGTGTGACCTTTAGGAAAATTAACCTTAACGTCATTGACCATAAACTTTACATCTACAGTTGTCTCACCATCATCTTGACACGTAACCTTCATTTCAATCTCTTCACTGATTGATCTAGCACGTATCTGTAAGAAAAGATATTCTATATCAAATAAGGATAGGTCTGCCACACTAACTTTTGTAATTAGACAGTCCGATATAGTCTTTGTTATAGCGTTTAGTATCTGCTCTTGGTCGTCGTTCTCTAATGCCAATATTAACAACTTCTGCTCTTTGACAAGAAATGGTCTATACTTTACTCTCTTCTTTGTAGAGGGTATGGTTAATGTATAGATTGGCGTAGCAATCTCAGGTAGTGGCATAATTTATAAAATCAGTATATTATATAGCAACTTATCAGAAGGTCATTAAATGACTATACTCATAGTAGAATCCTACAGTTACTTTGACGAGTTGTGCAGGACCTGCAGAGTATGGTATTGATGCTACGGTATATGGATATGCTTTTACTAATCTAACATTCCATGGATTCTTGTATTCTCCGTCCTTTATTGGTTCTCCTTGATTTGAATCAAATTTTTCCAACTTGCTTATAAACATGTCACATGCATAGTCTTCATAGTAGTTAGATGCAAGTGCTCTCTTGTATGGTTGATCATCGTAAAAGAACTCAGGATTACCAGCTACACCATTGCTAGTAAAATCTTGCCATGCTCTGAAAAATCTTAGTGGTAGTGATGTTCCGTCCATGAAGAAACTGACATCCAATTCATTATATACCTTTGCTGTTGCCATCTTTTGTGTGATGCCCTTATGCACTGACTTGACATCAAATGCTGAATAGGTGACACCTGGCAACTGTATTTCATTGCATAACAACTGTAAGTTCATGCCATCACCGTTGTCAGTGAGTTTTAAAAACTCATCAAAGACGTTATCATCAAAAAATTTCTTCAACTTTGCAGTAGGTTGAAATGAAAATTGGTATAAATTAGACGCAGAGATACCACCAGACTTGCCTATAGCCTGCATGAAATTCTGTAGTCCTCGTGCTGCTGCCATAAATACGGATATGGTTTGATATATGTATTTATGAAGTCTTACAAGGGAAAATACAAAGTCATCAACTATAAGAAGTATATTGGTGATCCAACGACTGTCATATATCGTTCTTTGTGGGAAAGAAAAGTCATGGTATACTTTGATCAACGCAAAGATATTAAACGTTGGTCATCAGAAGAAATAGTAATTCCCTATCGTAATCCTTTTGATGGTAAGGTGCATAGATACTTCCCTGACTTCTATTGTGAAAGAATAGACCCTGAGACTGGAAAATTAATCAAAGAAGTTATAGAGGTAAAACCAAAAAGACAAACATTACCACCTAAATCTAAAGGTAAGACACTACTAAGTGAAAGAAAAACTTATATTATCAACCAAGTAAAATGGGAAGCTGCACATGACTATTGCGAAAACAGAGGATACGTCTTCAGAATCTTCACCGAAGAGCAGATTCGACCAGCTAATTACAGAACTAAAAGGAAGTAAGATAAGTAAATCTAAACTCAGAGAAGAAGTATTCAATATATTATTAGACGATGCCACCGAGTCACCTAGTAAAGGAAAGTATTATACTTTTGAATATGATCCTAAATTTGCAGACAATTTGAAAGAATGGGATGAGTATCCATTGATATATGTCATGGAATTTAAGAAGAATAATTTGATTGGTGCAAACATCCACTATATACGTGGCACAAACTCACGATTAAAGGCACTAAATAATAAAAGGTTTCCTAAACGAACTTTACGTCAATACATACCTAAAAGAGC